TATGGAATCTCAGTCAAGGGTAAAAATGGCAACGGAAAAAAATCAGTTATAGTAGATAACAAGAACACCAAAGCTGGAATCAAATGAAAAAGCTCTTATTACTTGCCGCCCTCTGTGTTCCAACTGCGGCCTACTGTGACATTCAACACTCAATAACTTCAAGCGTAAAGCTAGAGAGTTTATCGGCAGCAACTTCAGCCGACAAAATTGGCTCAAGTTATAGCATCAGTGGAAATAACATAACTACTACAGATTCAAACTCAGCCGCAACTGTTGGTGGATTTGGTTCAGTCACATCAGGAGTTCCCGCAATAAGCTTTCCTAGTTCTGTTGTTCAAGCCAATAGTTCTGAGGCCTTCTCATTTAGTACTAGCTACTTAGAAGGTGACGCTACTTCTGGGTCAGCCCCAACAGTAGGCACAGTAAGCAATTTTAGTGACCTTACTTCCACAAGCGCTGGCTCAGTAGGCACAGCAGCCGTTTCATTAGATAATCACACAATGACACTTTCTGCTGGAACAGGAACAGGGGTGGTTCTTACTGGTCAATTCGTTACAGATTTAACTGTTGATTAATGTGGAAATATCTGCCGCTTATATTTTTTGTTAGTCCAGCTTATGCTCAAACTGTAGTCCCCAACTTCAATTCTGCTACTAGCACCTCACGCAGCGTCACTACAAATAACCTCACAGAGCAAATCCGAGAGGTTCGCTATAATTCGGGATATACCTACAGTGTCACTGGTTCTGGTATTTCTTGCGGCAACTGTGATTCAATATCCATGCCAAATGCCACAGTGACAGAAACCATTAATGGAACTACCTACGAATGGACAGGCTTGAATATGAATCAAAAACCTCAATGGCAACAAACAGGTCAAGGTGCTTTTCAATTTTCGGAGTTTTACAAAGGCCCTTCTCTCGAATCAGTAATCGACATAACAAGACAAGTAACCTCAGAGGTGGTTACAGATACTACTATTATATTTTCCAATTAATAACCCTTTTTTCTTGTCTGCCTAGTTATGCCAATCAAAGTACAATAGCCAATCCTCAAAGCAATACATCATCTAGTGTATCGAATTTTGCAACGCAAGTTTTGACAGGGCCTATGACAGAAAATTCTTATGGTGGTGGTATTCAATGTTCTGGAGCTACGTTATCAATCAGCCCATTCGCCACAACTTCGGTTGCAATAAAGCGACCTCAGGACTACATTTTTCATACGCCAGTTTATAACGAAGCAACAGACTCAGATGGCAACCTCACAAATGCTGGTGAGATTCTTTACTACAGAGAAAACTACAGCGGCAACAAAGACTCTACTTCTTTAAATTTTGGGATAGCAGCTACAATATCCGTCCCACTTGATAAGCGTTTTCAAAATGCTTGCCTTAAAAGTGCGACTACTCAGGAAAAAATAATGCGGCAGCAATTATCGACAGCCAGATTGAATTACGAATTGGCCAGATTAAAAAATTGTCATGAGCTAAGAGTCAGCGGAGCAGAGTATTCAAAAGACAGTGACTATTATGGCCTTTGTGCAGATATAGTAAGTAAACCCAAAATGAACCAAGTTATCCCTCATACACACAAAATTGAACTAAATAAGTAAATTAAGTCCACTCAGAATGGCCTACAAAGGGCCTCTGGATTGCTTTGCTTACGTTTGTACCTTTGATTTATTGTTCTTTTTGCTCAGTTTCTTTATGGCTGTCTTGATAAGGTTTTTAAGTAAATTGGCTATGATAGGACTTGAAGCCGCAGTAACAGCAATAATTGAAGTGTTAACAAGAATAGGAGTGCTAGGTATCCATTTCTCAATAAAGGTTGAATCTCTGTAGATTTCATAACACTTACCATTTTTTACAGAATGACCGATAACGACTTGTAGTTTCAAATCATTTGGGTAGCTTCCTACTGGAATATTATCTTCATTAGGGCATTTGACAAAGAACTCTTTATCTTTTTTGACTTTGGGTTTATATTCTGGCGGCTGTGGTATTTCTGGTTGTGGTTGTTCTGGCTGTTTTACTGGGTCTGTTGGGATAAATTTATCAGGATTATATTGTAAAGCCTCAAATGTTGGATAGCTTACAACAGGATAGTCAATCTTTGGTTTATCAATAATATCTAAATTTGTTGGATATTGTTCCCATGTTTTTGTTTTGGGAATGAAAATTTCTTTTATCTTTATCTGTGGTATTTCAATTCTTGGGATTTCCATTTTCAACATCACCGATAGAAATAGACCAACCATCTTCTCCAAACTTACCAACTTCTCTGATCTTTGGTTTTTTTACTTTTTTATCTAAATTTTCATGAAATTTTTTTATGTCTTGATCTAGTTCAAAATTAAATCTTTTCATACGCAACCAATTTATAAATTTATCAACATAATATTTTATAAGCTTTTTTACAAAACCAAATATCATTGTGGATAAGTACCTTTTTCTTTTCTTATTTCTATTAATTCATCAAAGTTTTTATTTTTTGATCCACCATCATATGCCCACGCATATCCATCTTCTATCATTTGCTCATTTAGAGAAACCGTTTCGTCTCCTACATACAACCAACCCAACATTCGACCATACTTACCAGATGCACCACTTCCTAACTCTGTACGGATCATTAAGCCTTGGTTGTTATCCAACGCATAATCTAACTTCTGAGTTAACCAGTTTGTCGCATCTATGCCAAGAGGCTTCTCAACCTCATGATCTCTGGTACGCTTTTCTGGTGTGTCAACTCCTGCCACTCTTACTCGTTGTTTTATTGACAAGTCAAAACCAAGATTGATTGTGATATCTATGGTATCTCCATCTATGACACGATCAACGCAAGCTACTTTGTAATTCCAGCAACTTATTCTGCTAGGTGGTGTTATTTTTCCCATTATTTTTTAGATGTTTCTGGTAGCTGTATAGATGGCCCTGTGAGACTTGGTATCTTATCTCCCATTACATCTGGTAACTTATCCTCTAAACTTCCCATGATCTTGTTTTTAAGTGTCCTCTCAAACTCAGGGCTTCCCATATAACGAATGGCAACGTAGCCGAAAGCTGCCATTGACACAGAAAGTAAAAGCGACAACAATGAAGCTATCTGACAAATCTTTTGAAACATGGTTAAAGAGGCAATACTGAAAGCGATTTCTCACAGTCTTATTATATCTTTTTTAATAATTATTCCTACTATTACTCCTTTATATTTAATAACTAGCTATATGACTAGACAAATGGAAAAGGTTAACTAATCAGCAGCTTCTGCTGTATTTCCCTCTGCTACCCACTCAAGATATTCTTTATAATCGGTGTTTCCTTCAGCTATTGGTATAAATTTATCATCTGCTGTTCTAATATTTAGTAATTTTCCAGAAATAGGACAATTAACTAATTTATAAATAGGATTACTTGGAAAAGCCATAATTAGAGTTCTGCGGATAATTTATGAGTTGTTTGATAGGCAGTTGCATCTACCCCAAATAAAATGGCAGCCCTATAATTAGTCAAACTACCTGAGTGATTAAAATGCACTGCCATATTATGTGCTTGAAAATCTCCGCCAGCTACTGATTGAATAAATCCATTATTATCACTGTCTGTTACATACTGTCCATTGCTACTTCCTGTATTAGTAATTGAATAAGTTGGTGCTGCTCTCATTTCAACAGGAAATGTAAAACCATGATGGTAGCTTACAGAGCCACCTGTATATCCTACAGCAACAATATTTGTATATTGCTGGTAATAACGCATACAAAGTCTTTTCTCAACTGGGAATGACCTATGTTCAAAATCTGTTGCCACGCTGCCTACTTCTAATTGAACTCCTGTAAGGTCAAATGTAGATGCACCAGCAGTTAACCAAGTTGATGCCATGTCAGGTAAACGATTTGAAGCAGAAAAAGCACTCCATTGATCTAAAGTTTTGTTATTTGTTAAATCTGTGCCGTAAAAAGGAATAATTGCAAGTTGTAAACCATAATTTGCATCATTATCAAACTGTAAATTAGAGTTACCTGAAAATGTTTTTGTAATTTTTGTCCAAGTATTGTTTCCAGTTGCGGTAAAACTAAATGGATAACTTTGTCCAGTGCCATCTTGACTTTCTAAATAACAATAGAAAGTTTGGTTTGTAGAGCATCTAAACCAAAATTGTAGAGTAATATAACTTGTAGATGATATATAATTCCAACCACTACTTGCAATATCTTGTGCTTCAAATCTGTAAAATATTCCAACTTCTGCATCTGTATTTGCAGTTCCAGCACCACTTAATGCTGCTCTAAAGAATTTTCGGAAGCCTGAAGCATATGGAGTATCACTTGAAGATAAAGATTGTTGAGATTGTGTATTTGTAACACCTGTTCTGTTGAAATAAAGTTGAAATCTATCAATACTTTTATAACCAGCAGTAGTAGATGACGTACCACGTTGAGCCACTTCCATAGCTCCGTTGATTATTAAATTTCTATTACTTAGGTTATTAGTAATATTAGCAGTACACGTTCCATCAGTATTATTGACAGTAATAGCTGCACTACTAGCTCCTACCCCTTTTATCGAATTTACCTTGATCTCTGACATAATTAACTAGGTTTTGGGTTGTCTGATTTTACTTTAGCAATAGCATCTTTCCATGTTGTTGTACCATTAACGCTATCCCAATATTGCATATCCATTTGTGTTTTCCAATCTGGATAGGCTTCTTCTCTTCTCTCTACATATTCATTAGCATTTTTCCATGTTATATAAGCTGCATTTAGTTCATCATCTGTTGGCTGTGAATCACTATTAGCAGAATCCCATTCAATAATTTTATGAGGAACTACATTCTGGTCTAATCTATAACGATTTGCAGTTTTTCCTAACTGTAATAAAGCTAAATTAATATCTGTATCTGAGTTTATTGCCATAATTATGACTCCTTAAATATTTCAACAATAAGATATTTCTCAACACCAAAACTATTATTCTCACCAAATCCGTTATTTGTTTTAGTGCTGCCGCATCTATGCCTTATTTCAAAAGTTCTTGCTGCACTAATTGTTATTCTAGCAGTAACGATACTACGAGTTTGTGCTGCTACACTTGTATATCCTGAAGTTCCAAAAGCTATGTCTGCTGAAGCTGTCACATTATAAAGTTTTGCCATGTGGTCACTAACATAATAAGCAGGTGCAGATGCTTTTATTAAATAAGTACCAGCTTGCAAAGTAAATTGATTACTACTAATTGATACTATTCCATCTTCATCTGATATTTCAGTATTTAAATCTCTTGTTCTCCAATCGCCACTTGTAAATGTACCAGCATTAGTTCCAGAATTTTTTTGATCGCAAATAATTGCGTAACTAGCAAATTTTCCTAAAGATGCTGTGCTAGTTAAAAGTGTCGCATCTGCTGAGTCTGGTAATGTAAAAACTCTGTTATTACTAGAAGAAGAGGGTGCTTGTAAGCTGAAAGACCCACCACCTGATGCTGCGTTTAATTTAATCTTTGCTGTCATAATTAACTAGGTTTTGGGTTAGCGTCTTTTACTTCTTTTATTGCAATATACCACTCCCCTGTTTTAGCGTCATTACCAAACTTACCAGCAGCAATATCACGAAATAATTGATCGAATTGTTCTGATAATTCTGGATATGTTTTAGTCCCATATTTTTGTCTATCTTCTATATATTGAGTTGCAGCTTTTTCTGTAAGTGCAGCAGCCTCCTCCGTATCTCTTGCCGTTTCTTCTTCGGCTGTAAAAGCAACTAATTCGCCATTTATGTTGTGATAACGTGTCATTGTGCTATCCCATATAAAGTTGCTGTACCACTTGCCCAATCACCATTTTGAGGGAAAAAAACAACCCCAGTTGTTTCATTTAGGTTATTAATGCCACCACCAGAAAAATCAGCATTATTATCTGCACTAGCTGTTCCAAACATAATTTCACTCCTATATCTTAATCTTTTACCAGATGGAAAACCTGTGAAATATAAGATTCCGCTTACATCTTCATTATTATCACTAGCTGTAGCATTTCCAATAGCATCTTTGTTACACCTAAATTGTGTATCACCTTGTCCATTACTATTTCCGTCAGGACTAAATACCCTCCATCTGTAGACACCACTGGAAACATTGCTTCCTGATTCTTGTATTCTTATATAAAAATTATAGTCATCAGCACTTGAGCTAAATTGATTAAAAACGATTGCATACATTTTGTAAGTATCAAAGGCGTCTGTGATTGAATTTGTAAAACTTACACTACTAACATTACTTGAAACTGTAGTGGTGCTTAATTTTTTCCAACTACCTGCAACACCAGTTGCTAAATCATCAGCAATAATTGAACCATTTACAATATTTGCTGAATTTATTTGTAATCCAGTGATTGTATCGTTTGAACCGTTTAGTACTAAAGCCATTATGGAATCGTTACAACTGAAGGACTATTTATTGTAAGTGTAGCACCAGATGCAATAGTTAATGGCCCTGCCACTAAAGCGTTATGATTTGATGAAATTGTATAACTTGTGTTCATTTCATTTTCAGATTCAAAGAAAATTTGCTCACCACCGCCACCAGTTCCACCACCACCGCCAGCATCTGCATATTCAAGCTGTCCAACTGCGGTTGCACCACTTCCAGAAATACTTTTTACTTTTAAAACCTTATCAGCAGCAATTTGGTTATCTGGCAAAATCAAAGTATAAGATTGACCAGCACTATGAGCAGGGGATTTAATTTTTACACCATGACTGTTTTGGTTGCAATTTAACTGTAAAGTTCCATCATTTGTATTACCTTTAATTTCAAATAATCCTGTGCCGTTTGGTGTTACTTTTATGTTTCCGTTTGTTGTAGAAGTATTTAACTCATTTGCTTGAACATCTAAGTTTCCTCCTAACTGTGGTGATGTGTCATCAACTACATTTGATATTCCACTAGCACCACTTAATGAACCCCAAGCACCATTATTGTAGCCTTCGAAGGAATTTGTTTGACTATTATGACGAATCATACCAACTGCTGGGCTGCCGTCTCTCTGAGCAGTTGTTCCAGAAGGCAAAGTTATTGAAGAAGTAACATTGAAAGTTGCTCTTGCCGTAAAT